GTTCAGAAGTGGATGAACCTGATTGGCGTGGCGCGGTATTGACTTCAGATTATCTTAGGGCTAAGTATAATATGCCACCTAGAGATGATAAAGATAGATATCAACTACCTTCAGATGCAAAACACTTTATGGACGATGTAGAGTATGAGAGTATTGATGAAAAGATGATAATTGGGCGTTTGGGAAAAGAATTATGCCCTTTTAAAGCAATTATAAGGTCGTGCCCTCGGAGGGAGATATGTCCTTTTAATCACTCTCGTCAAGCAACGAACAGTGAGAAGTTAGCTATTGTTAAGAAACTTAAGGTTGTGGCCTTACCCTGTCCGTTTGGGTCTGGATGTCGTAAACGTGACACATGTAGTTTTAAACATGGACCAGTGTCATGGAAATCGAAGATTGACACAACATTGTTCAAGAAAGAAAGTGTAGAGATCCCGGGAAACGGATCTCTATGCTAATTGCCAACTATCCGTTGGTGGTTAGCATGAAAGTGTACCAGAAATCTGTACCTAGTACTCACTATAGAAAGCTATTGTCTGATGCTGAGAACCTTGAGTATCTCGGGCGTGTAAATAAGTCAGCCTTTTATCGTGAAGTATGTGGGGTTAATCACTATGCTGTCGATTTTTGCAAGAAATTTGGATGGACAGAAGAGCGATTGACTTACAAAATTGTACAAGCAAATGTAGATGCAGGTTATATGAATTTTCGTGGGTATAATAACACGAACATAAGAATAGGAAGTAGTGAAATGAGGAAGGCGCAAATAATGGTAGCAGATGCATTTCGACCTATGGATGGAAGTGGTATTATTGAAAATTGGGAAAGATTAATATCATCATTAGATATGCAAACCTCACCAGGTTTTCCTTGGACACTCTGGGAACCCGACAAAAGAAGACTGACACGTGATCATGTGTGGAGAGATTATTTCCATAATTTCGTACGTCGTTCTGTGAATGGCGAAAGACCAGTCGTGTTGTGGGTAAACTCGGTTAAATGGGAACTGAAACCAAAAAATAAAGTTTTAATGAATAAAGTTCGAACATTTACAGCCGGGCCTATTGAGTTGACGTTACTTGGTGAAATGTTGTTCTCTATACAGAACGAAAAGATGATCTCAGCAGGAGGTTCATTTATCGTTCCTTCTGGTGTAGGATATCAGAAGTTTGGTGGAGGGTGGCATCGTTTGTATCGGTATCTTGCTTATGGGGAAGTTGAAAATCTTGGAATTAAAGCGAAATCAGAGTCTTGGCAGAGTGGAACAATCTCATTGGATGTTTCTACCTTTGACCGTATGATCTCAGACCAGTTCATGTATTGTGTAAGGGATTTACGTAAATCCTTTGTGCATAAAGATGTGCAATCCAGTGTTGTGAATAACATGATTGACGCATTTTATGACAATGTAGTACACTCACATGTAGTGTTGGACAACGGCGATGTGTTAAAGAAAAACATGGGAAACCCTAGTGGCCAAAAGAATACAATAACTGATAATACGCTATGTAATGTTTTAGCATGGGTAGTGGCTTGGAACTCATTAATGCCAACGGAGTATCACTCTTGGCATGTGTTTGCACAGTATGTGCGGCTTGTAGCAGTTGGTGATGATTCAATCGCCACAGTGAGTCCTCAAGTACGTGACCTTTTTAACCCCAAGGCAATTAAACAAGTGATTACCGATAAACTTGGTTGGAAATTTAAAATGGGCGGAGATGATTTTATGGAGCTCGACGTAGTTGAATTTTGCTCCATGTTTTTCCACAAAGAAAAAGATGGAAAAATATTCCCAGTTCCAGAGACGCAGAAAGTGATTAGTAGTTTAATTGGCAAGAATGAGAGAGAATCTAATTTATTATTACTATTAAGAACACTTGGTTTGCGTTTAGACTCATGGTACAATGCAGAATGTCGTGAGCTATTAGATGCACTTATTGAACAGATGTTATATGACAATGCACAAAGTAGAGGATCAATGTTTCAAAATGATCCTTCCGGCCTCAGTTTTGAAAAGATTATTCCTGGAAATAAATCTCGTCTTGCAATAGAAGATTTATACTGGAATAGGGATGCTATAATAGATCTGCCCTATAAAGTTTTAGATATTTAATGACACAGTTTATATCTGATGTCTGGAATGGATATAGGAAAGATGTTAATAGATTACATACTGCTTTTTCTGACCAATCCGTGGGTCATAAGCAGAATATGTTCCAACGAGGACTTAATTACGCTTTTGCGGAAGGTGTTGGAATTCCTTATGCAATCGTTGATGCTGCAACAGGCCATTCAAGTGATAAATATGAACGACAACAAATAGAGAAAAGTCGAGTCGTTGATAAGCGTGCACCACTCAATAAAGTGAAAAAGAAAAGTAAACAAGAAATACGTGATATGTCTGGAAGAAAGAAATTTGGCCCTAAAGTTTCTATGAAACTGGCTAAGAAAAGACTTATGGCACGTAAGAAAAAGAAAGGAAATAGCACTATGCCAGTGTCAGCAAAATTATCCTTTTTGCCTAGTGGGCGTAGTATGAAAAGTGGGAATGCATTTGGTAGAAGAAAACATTTGAAAATGCCATATCAACAGATGCCGTTATCATACATGCAAGGTCTTAATTGTGGACCGTCGCATACTGTGCGGGCTGGTTCTAAACCCGGATCAGTTATAATAACAGTTAGGCGGCGTATAGCCAATGTAGTTCATGCCACACATTTATCCAATTATGGTGGTACAGCAGCAATTGGTGTTGGACCTGCTTTTGCGTTAGATTCAGCTACCGAATACAAAGCATCAGTTAACAATGACACATGTATACCATTTAACCCATCATTAGCAATGTATTGGCCTACACCGCTTAATACACTTGCAGATAATTTTAATTTACACAGGTGTTTATCATGTAAATTTGATTATACAACTGATCAAGTGACTAGTTTTGCATATCGAATTTTCTTAGCATACACTAAGGATCCTGATTATATGGAAAAAGTAGGTGCTGGTTCAGCCACAGGAGTTTCGAATATTAAATGGTCAACTACTAATTTGGTGGCATTACCAAATTGTGTGAGTTTTCCTTTTTGGCAGAACAAGAGTTTTGTAGTACCATTAGATCGTGGGAAAAAATATTGGAATATTCCTACCTCATTGAGTACATTGATTGGTCCAGGTGGATTGTATCCTTTTGGTCTTGCTGGTGCAACTGCAGTTAGTAGGCAAGAATTCCAAGGGATGTTGTACATTGGTGGTGATATTATTGGAACAACAAGTATCACAGATCAGACCGGGCTTGGCGAGTTATTCATGACATCAACGTGGGAGTTATCAGATTTAGCTGGTTATCAATCAGTAGCAGCCCCTACTTTGATTCAAACTCTTAATACAATGGGTGTTTCTATGCCTGCCATTCCTGATCAATTTAAGAAAGAGAAACGTAGAGGACCACGTCACGTTGAAAAATTGATAGTATTTGATGAAGATGAAACGCCGGAACAGAATGTCAAAGTTAAAGAATTAATTAGTGAAATTAGTGAACACCCTGAGTTAGCTTCAACCAATTATAATTTTTCCGAAGAAGAGATCAAACATGGAAAATTTGAAACCACTGATTCTTTGGACAAATTGACTGGACATATTGAAAATTTATTGTCATTGCAAGAACAACTGAAAGAAACCAAAACAAAAATTAGTGATGTCAGTGAAAAGAAAGATATTACCATTTTAGCGAAAGAAGCTCGTGAATTATTGAAGCGCTTTAA